CAACATCAAAGAATCAGGTGTTCCATTCGACATTGACAGGAAACTGACACAGGAAGAAATTGATGAAACAGTGAAATATTGTATTCATGATGTGGAACAGACTGTTGAAGTGTTCCTGCAAAGGAAGGAAGAATTCAATGGAAGGTTGGAACTTGTGAAACTTGCCTGCAAAGGAAGACCACTTGACCTGTCTTTGATTTCAAAAACAAAACCACAGTTGACTGCAATCATCCTGGATGCACACAGACAGGGTGACAGAAATGATGAATTTGACATTGATTTCCCTGACACACATCAGGTGAAAAAATACAAAGATGTCCTTGACTGGTATTCAAATCCTGATAACAGATGTTATTTCAGACATGTTCCAGGAAAGAAGAAGCCTGAAAAGAATCAATATTCAGTGATGGTTGCAGGGTGTCCACACACTTTTGCATGGGGCGGTGTTCATGGTGCTTTGGAAAAATACAGCGGTGAAGGATATTTTCTGATGATGGATGTTGCTTCACTTTATCCATCATTGATGATTAGATACAATCTGCACAGCAGGAACATTGTTGACCCACAAAAGTTTGTGGACATCTATCATGAAAGACTGGAACTGAAAAAGAAGAAAGACCCATTGCAGGCGGTTCTGAAAATCGTGTTGAATTCAACTTATGGTGTATTGAAGGACAAGAACAATGATTTGTATGACCCTTTGATGTCAAACAAAGTTTGTGTCTATGGTCAGATTCTTCTTCTTGACCTGATAGAACACATTGAACCTTATGCACAACTGATTCAGTCCAACACAGATGGTATTTTGATAAAGATGCCTGATGGACAAGATGAAGATGAATGGTTCAACAAGATTGATGACATTGCTTATGAATGGGAACAAAGAACTGGTCTGACACTGGAATTTGATGAATACAGAAAAGTTTTTCAGAAGGATGTGAACAACTATATCATTGTTGCACCTGATGGACATATAAAGTCAAAAGGTGCTTATGTGAAGAAGCTGTCAAATCTTGATTATGGGGATTTCCCTATTGTGAATCATGCCCTGGTTGAATATATGACCAAGGGTGTTCCAGTGGAAAACTTCATCAACAGATGTGATGACCTGAAAGAATTTCAGATGGTCACAAAGATAACAAATAAATATTCCACCATCCTGCATGGTGATGAACCGATAAAAGAAAAATGCATCAGGGTGTTTGCTTCAACCAAGGAAACAGATGCAGGTGTCAAGAAGGTATCAATCCGAACAGGGAAACCTGAAAAGATTGCATCCAGTCCTGAACACTGTTTCATATTCAATGAAGACATGGCTGATGTCAGATGTCCTTCATACCTTGACAAACAATGGTATGTGGACATGGCAAATAAAAGATTGGAAGATTTTGGGGTGATGTGATGGATATACAAATCAAATATGACAATGGACAAATGAATATTCGGATGGATGCATTCTTTCCAACATCCCAGGCAAGATTGAAGAAACTGTTGAAGGTTGTTGACCTGGATTTTGAACACAGGGAAGAAATAATGCAGACCATGCAGCAGTTCTTTCAGGACAAGGTGAATGAACTGGAAGAAAAAAGAATCAGTTCAGGAAAGAAAGCTGTTGAATATAAACAGAAGGTTGCAGACACAATTGCAATAATTGAATCCAGGAAGCATCCAAATGGTGTTCCATTGACCAAGGATGAACTGGCAGACATAAAAGAACAGAACAAACACTTCAAAGCGGTATATGCAGGATGCATGTCTGATTTCAACAGAAGCATCAGGCAGAAGGATTTGTTCTTGAAGCACTTGGAAATATTAGAGCAAAGGAAGTGATGAAGGATGTTTTTCAAAGGTTATGTTGAAACCAAGGACAAAAAGTGCATAGAGAAATTCAAAAACAGAACAGACTTCAAGACTTATGAACAAGTCAAGTCACTTCCTGAATTTGCAGGAATTTTGGATGAAGAAACAATCCTGGTTGACATTGATGACTTTGAACAGTCAGAAGTGTTGATGAATATTGTGGAAGACTTGCAGTTAAATTGTAGGGTTTACGCAACAACCAGGGGAAAGCACTTTTTGTTCAAGAATGCAGGTGTGGAAAAATGCTTCACACATTGCAAACTGGCAATTGGTTTGACAGCAGACATCAAGGTTGGTGTCAAAAATTCCTATGAAATATTGAAATATGATGGCAAGGAAAGGGAAGTCATTTATGACATCTATCAGGAAGATGGTGAAGTCTATCAGGAAATTCCAAAATGGATGCTTCCAGTCAAAGGAAAGGCAGAATTCCTGGACATGGATGCAGGTGATGGAAGAAACCAGGCATTGTTCAATTACATCCTGACCTTGCAGTCAGCGGATTTTGAAAAGGAAGAAGCAAGGGATGTGTTGCGGATAATCAACAAATATGTCCTGAAAGAACCTTTGTCTGATGAAGAACTGGAAGTCATCATGCGTGATGAAGCATTCAGCAAGCCTATATTCTACAAGGGAACAACATTCTTGTTTGATAAGTTTGCAGTGTTCTTGAAAAACAACCATCACATCATCAGATTGAATGGTCAGCTTCACATGTATAAAGATGGAATCTATGTGTCAGGGCAGGAAGAAATTGAAGCAGTGATGATTCAGCACCTTCCACAGTTGAACAGGGCAAAAAGACAGGAAGTCATGGCATACCTGAACATTTTAATCAGGGATAACACAAAGGCTGCACCTGCTTGCATGATTGCATTCAGAAATGGTCTTTATAATGTTGTGACAGATTCTTTTTCAGATTTCACACCTGATGTGGTTATCACAAACAAGATTCCTTGGGATTTTAACAGGCAGGCATCCAGTGAAGTGATTGACAATATGCTTGACAATGTTTCCTGCAAGGATGCAGAAATCAGGTCACTTCTTGAAGAAATTGTTGGTGCTTGTATGTATAGGTCAAACACACTTGCAGGTGGAAAGGCATTCATCCTGACTGGAACAGGTAGCAATGGAAAAAGTACATATTTGAAGACCCTTTCAAACCTTATGTCTGAAAAGAATATTTCATCACTGGACTTGAAAAAGTTGGGTGACCGATTCAGCACAGTCATGATGTTTGGAAAATTGGCAAATATTGGTGATGATATTTCAAATGAATTTGTCACAGACACGGCGGTCTTCAAGAAAATTGTCACTGGTGAAACCATTGATGCAGAACAGAAAGGACAACCAAAGTTTGACTTCAAACCATTCTGCAAGCTGCTGTTTTCAGCAAATAGCATTCCAAGAATGGGAAAAGGTTCTGATTCACAAGCAATCATGAGAAGACTTGTCATTGTTCCATTCAATGCAAAATTCAAGTCTGATGACCCAAATTTCAAACCAGGAATTGAAGAAGAACTGAAAGGGCAGGAATCCATGGAATACCTGATTCAGCTTGGAATCCAGGGATTGAAAAGGGTTCTTGAAACAAAGAACTTCACCACATCAGCAGCAATGCAGCAGGAACTTGAAGAATATGAAGAAAGAAACAATCCACTTCTGATGTTCGTCAAGGATTGTGAAGATGAAGACTTTGAACTGGAAAATGAACCAACATCAGCGGTTTATGAAAGATACAAGGAATTCTGCTTGTCAGAATCCTTGCAGGCACTGTCAAAGATTGAGTTCAGCAGGCAGATGGTGAAAACATTCAACTATAAGATTGTGAACAAAACAATCAACAAGAAAAAATACAGATTATTTCAGAAGGTGGTGAACTAATACATGGAAGAACAGAAATTGCAGATTCTTGAATTGTTCGGTGGAATTGGTTCACCCAGGGTTGCATTGAAGAACCTTGGTGTTCCAGTGAAATCCATTGACTATGTGGAAATTGATGAAAAGGCGGTAAGGTCATACAATGCAATGTTTGCTGATGAATTGGCATATAAAACACAGTCAGTTGTTGGATGGAATCTGAAACCTGACATCCTGATTCATGGAAGTCCTTGTCAGGATTTCAGCATTGCAGGACATCAGAAAGGGGCAGATGAAGGTTCAGAAACCAGGTCATCCCTTATGTGGGAAACAGTTCACATCATTGAACAGATGGGTGAATGGAAACCAAAGGTTGTCATTTGGGAAAATGTGAAGAATGTTTTGTCAAAGCACATGAAGCACAATTTTGAAAGGTATCTGTCATATATGAAGATGCTTGGATATACAAACAACTATGAAATACTTGATGCAAGGGATTTTGGACTTCCACAGGCAAGACAAAGGGTCTTTACAGTTTCAGTCCTTGGTGATGAAGCATTTGATTTTGACCTTATGAAAAGAAAACCTATGGAAGACATTGACAACTATCTTGAAGATGAAGTTCCTGAATACTATGTTGTGACACAACCATCCATGCTGAATAGAATTGCAGAAGGTGATTCTGTATTCAATGGAAGGGTTGAAGTCATCAAAGATTATGCAATGACAATCACCTGCAAACAGATGAGATGTCCAAACAGCGGTGTTGTCGAATTGGAAGATGGTGATTTCAGATATTTGACAGAAAGGGAATGTTGGCGGTTGCAAGGTTATTCTGATGAAGATTTTGAAGCAGCACTTTCTGTTCATCCAGGAAGACCAAACTGTTTGAATGGTGCTTTATATAAACAAGCAGGGAATTCAATTCCAGTGACTATTTTTGAAGCAATGTTTGAAGTGATGCTTCCAAAATTTTTTAACATAAATGTATCTTGAAAATATACAGAAGGGCGGTGATGTATCTTGGTAAAACCAACAGACATTGTTGACAACTTCGGTGATTCATACCTTGGTTGTCCGAACTGCAAAGAACCAGTTCATTTTCCTTTGATAAGGAATCCACAACACATCTATGACAATAGATCAAAGCGGTGTTCAAAGTGTGGTGAAGAATTTGACTGGTCTGATGATAAAGAAGGGGAAGGTGATTGATGATGTCAAATGTTATTCATCCTGGACACTATAACATTCCAGGAAGAAAAGAATGCATTGAAGAAATGCTTGAAAAATTTGGTTATGAGAAAACAGAAGCCTTTTGTGAACTGAATTCTTATAAATACCAGTACAGACATGAACAGAAGAATGGTCAGGAAGACCTGGACAAAGCTGCAAACTATCAGAATATGTTGCAGCATTATCAGGAAGAAGACCCAAGATTCAAGATTGCTGAATACTTTGGACTGGAAGGTCAGAAGAATCAGTTGATTGAAGAAATGGCAGAACTGACCCAGGCATTGACCAAGTGGAACAGGAAATGTGGACTTGGACAACCTGTTGCATCTGAATGGTCAGTCAAAGCACTGGAAGAACACATCTTTGAAGAACTGGCAGATGTGAAACTGGTTCTTGACCAGGTGATTCACCTGATTGGATGTGAAGACCAGGTTCAGCAGGTTATGAAACAGAAAATTGAAAGAACTTTTGAAAGGATAGGTGAACAGAATGCAGGCAATTAAAGCATATACACAGATTTACAATGATTTTGATGGACAGAAAATGTTAGAAAAGATTGAACAGGTTGCAAGAACTTGTTACAAGTCAGAAGGAAAGATTCAGGAAGGTTCTGCTGCAAAGATGGTTGCATCCCTTATAAAGTCAGGACATGAAGCAATGCTTGAACATGTATCTGTCACAGTAAAGTTTGTTGTTGACAGGGGAATCAGTCATGAACTGGTCAGACACAGACTTGCATCCTTTGCCCAGGAATCCACAAGATACTGCAATTATTCAAAGGATGATTTTGGTTCTGAAATCACATTCATCATTCCTGAATACCTGGACTATAAGTCAGCAGGATGGAACACATGGAAGGAAACCATGAAAGCATGTGAAGATTCTTATTTCAAACTGCTTGACATTGGTCTGACACCACAGGAAGCAAGGGCGGTTCTTCCAAACAGTTTGAAGACAGAAGTGGTCATGACTGCAAATCTTCGTGAATGGCGACACTTTTTCAAACTTCGTGCTTTGGGAACAACAGGGAAACCACATCCACAAATGCTTGAAGTGACAGTTCCCCTGCTTGAAGATTTCAAACAGATGATTCCAGTTGTTTTTGATGATTTGGTGGTGAAGTAATATGAACAGGCAGCAAAGAAGAATGGCACAGAAGAAAGGTCTTCCAGTAACACATGAACCAGTCTTCAACATGAAGCAGTCTGACATCAAGAAGATGAAGCAGGATGCAACAGAAGCAGCGGTGGATGCAGCAATGATTCTTCTGCTTGGAATTCCAGTGAAGGTCATGAAAGAAAAATATGGTTGGGGCATGAAGAAAAGACTTCCTGAATTTTGTGAAGCAATGATTGATGTCTATACAGATTTTCAGAATGGTGACATGACACTGGAAGAATTTGCAGACCTGATTTATCAGGAATGTGGTGTGAAATTTCAGAAAAATGAATAAGTACAACAATGAAGGTTATCCTGACCCAACTGCATATTATGGCATGAAAGAAATTGTCAAGGAAGAATCTGAACAGGAAAGAAAAATCAGACACTTGATGCACATTATCAGGGAAGCTGCACACCTGGCAGGATTTGAAGTGGTCGGAAGAATCACCTTCAAGGATAAGAAAACAGGAAAGGAATTCAGATGATGAACAGAATCAAACAGTTTTTCAAAAGATTGTTCTGCAAACATGAATTCAGTTGGTGCAGAAAGGTTGAAAAGTTCCACTGCATCAGCGGTGAAACACAATATCTTGTTTGTCAGAAATGCGGAAAAATCAAAGACACAAGATTCATCAGATATGATTGAAAGGATGTGGTGATATGAAACCAGTTAGAACAGAAACAACAAATGCAGTTTACACACTGGAAGGTTGTAAAGACCTTCCAGTGACAAGATACACAAATGATGCAAACCTGGAAACAGGGGTTGAAAGTTGTTGGGAACTGACACCTGATGAAATCAAGCAGGTTCAGGAAACTGGAAAAATTTATCTTTATATCCAGGGGAATGTTGTTCCACCAGTTCTGTTGACAACTGAATCCTGCATCTATTTCAAGGAAGAAGGTGAAAATGATGAATCCTGAATATTTGACTGAATGTTATATTTTAGCATACAACAAAGCAATGGAAATGACCAAAAATCCAAACATTGCAATTGGTGCAGCAATGGCAGTCATCAATGTTATTGCACAACAGTCCAAAGTGCAGAATCAACCTGCTGCAAATCCTTTTATGCAGGCACTTGTGAAAGCAATGATGGATAATAAGAAACCGCAGAAAAAGGAAGGTGAAAATGATGAAAACAGTGACACAGAATGATGCAGCAATACAGAAACAGTTCCTTGATTTCATGCGGGTTGATGGAAGACCTATTGTTTCAGCAGAAATGTTGGACTGGCTGATTGGTCAAGGGTTCTTTGTCAAGCCTGCTGCAATCAAGCACCATGGCAATTATACTGGCGGTCTGTTTGACCATTCCATGATGGTTGCAAAGGTACTGGTGGAAATGACACAAAAGTTTGACATCCCTTGGACAAGACCTGAATCACCTTATATTGTTGGGATGCTTCATGATGTGTGCAAACTTGATGACTATGTGGATGAAAATGCATCTGATGTGGTGGTCATGGGAACTGGTTCACCTATCAGCAAAGACCCAAAGTGGGCATACAATCCTGCACCTATATTCAAAGGTCATGGTGATAAGTCGGTGATGATACTGTCACAGGTGATGACCCTGACAGAAGAAGAAATGTTGTGCATCAGATTTCACATGGGTGCTTATGAAGGACAGGATTCATGGGATGCTTTTGACAGGGCAATCAGGAAATATCAGTCAGTGTTGTTCACTCACACTGCTGACATGTATGCATCAAAAGTGAAAGATGTATAGGTGAAAAGTCAAGATAAAAGTCAAGATGTCAAAGCCTGAAAGCCTTGATTTTACTTGAAAAGTCAAGATGTCAAGATGTTTTCTATTTAAGGATATATAAAAGAATAAAATCATTAAAATTTAGTTATTCCTTAAAAAATATCTATAATAGTAAAAACACATCACATCTTGACTTTTCAGAAGGTCAAACTGATTCAAAGCCTTGAAAATAAAGGATTTCTTGAAATCAAGATGTTGAATTCAAGATGTTGACTTCTTGAATTAGAAAGAAGGTGTTAAGATGACAGCTAAACAGTTTTTGAAACAGGCATATAGACTTGATGAACTTATAAAAAGTAATCAAGAAGAATTGATGAAGTTAAAAGAAATGTCAACCAGTGTAGGTTCTTTTGATTATTCAAAGGAAAGAGTTCAAACAAGTCCAAAAGCAGATGCCCCATTCACAAATCAGGTATTAAAAATTATTGAACTTGAAAATGAAATTCAATCAGATATTGATAGAATGATGAATCTGAAAAAAATGATTAGGAATGCAATTAATAAGGTTGAAAATCCTGATGAAAGATTATTGTTGAGATGTAAATATTTGAACTTTAAGACATGGGGTGAAATATGTGCTGAAATGAATTATTCTTTGCGTACTATTCACAGGATACATCAGTCTGCACTTGATAATGTTGTAGTCCCTGAACATGGCACACTATGACATAATAAAGCATAACATGCCAAAATATATATATGATATTATAGAATGTGTAAAATCACCCAGGGAAACCAGGGTGATTTTTTCTATTTTTCAGAAGAAAGGCAGGTGACAGGCGAATGACTGACAAACAGCGGAAGTTTTGTGATGAATATTTGATTGATGCAAACGCAACAAGGGCATACAAAGCAGCATATCCACACATCAAATCTGATGATGCAGCAAGGGCATGTGCTTCAAGACTGCTAACAAACGCTAACATCAAAAATTATATTGATGAACAGCTTGATAAAATCAGTTCTGAAAAGATTGCTGATGCAAAGGAAGTCATGGAATACCTGACATCTGTTTTGCGTGGGGAATCTGAATCAGAAATTGTGGTCATTGAAGGAACTGGTGAAGGATGTTCTGATGCAAGAAGGATGAACAAATCACCTGATGAAAAGGAAAGGTTGAAAGCTGCTGAACTTCTTGGAAGAAGATATGGTCTTTTCAAAGCAGATGTGAACCTGGAAGTTGAACCTGTTGTCATTGTGAATGACCTGAAAGAATAGGTGATGCACTATGAACATATCACTTCAAGACACAGTTGGAAGAAATTATGCTGATTTTTGGAACACAAAGCAAAGATACAGAGTTTGCAAAGGCAGCAGAGGTTCAAAGAAATCAAAGACAACTGCCTTGAATATGATTTATAGGTTGATGGAATATCCACTTGCAAATGGATTGTGTGTCAGAAGGTATTCAAACACTTTGCGTGATTCTGTCTATTCAGATTTGAAATGGGCAATTCACAGACTTGGTTTGGATGCCTTTTTTGAATGCACTGTTTCACCTATGCAGATTGTCAGGAAGTCCACAGGACAGAAAATTCTGTTCAGGGGTCTTGATGATGGTCTGAAAATCACATCTATTTCAGTTGATTATGGTGTTCTTTGCTTTGTATGGATTGAAGAAGCCTATGAAATCAGCAATGAAGATGACTTCAACAAATTGGATATGTCCATTCGTGGTGAAGTTCCTGATGAATATTTCAAACAAATAACATTGACATTCAATCCTTGGTCTGCAACATCCTGGTTGAAACCAAGGTTTTTTGATGTGGAAGATGATGACATCTTCACAAAAACAACAACCTGGAAGCAAAATGAATGGCTGGATGAAGCAGACAGGAACATCTTCTTGAAGATGCAGCAGAACAATCCAAGAAGATACAGAATTGAAGGTGATGGTGAATGGGGCATTGCAGAAGGTCTGATATATGAAAAAGTCAGATTTGAAGACTTTGACATTGATGCAGTCAGAGCAATCCCAGGAATCAAGTCTGCTTTTGGTCTTGACTTTGGTTTCACTGACCCAAATGCATTTGTCTGTTTGATGATAGACAATGCAGCAATGAAGATATATGTCTTTGATGAATGGTACAGAACAGGTGTGACCAACAAAATCATTGCGCAGGCAATCAAAGACAAAGGATATGGTGGACAGCGGATTGTTTGTGATTCTGCTGAACCAAAATCAATTGCTGAATTGCAGGAAGAAGGAATCAAGGCAGAACCTTCCAGGAAGGGAAAAGACAGTGTGAATCATGGAATCCAGTTGATTCAAAACTATGAAATCATTGTCCATGAAAAGAACTGTCCTGAATTCAAGAAAGAAATTCAGAATTATTGTTGGGAAACTGACAAGGATGGAAAACCAACAGACAAACCTGACCATGAATTTTCACATGGTATGGATTCAATGAGATATGCAACAGGAAAGGTTCTTGTTGGTGACACATTCAGCTTTGATTAGTAGGAAAAGGGAAGGTGAAAAACAATGACAGTTGATGTTTTAGGAACAAAATACACAATTACAGAATCAAATAAGGTGAAAGATGACAACCTGAACAGCGGTGATGGATATTGTGACCATTCCACAAAGCAGATTGTCATTGACACCTTCCAGGATTCCCCTGGTTCACTTGCTGATTTGAAAACATATAGACAGCAGGTCATCAGACATGAACTGGTTCATGCATTTCTGTTTGAATCAGGACTTGGTGCTGATAGTTGGGGCATAAATGAAGAAATTGTGGACTGGATTGCATACCAGTTCCCAAAGATGGCAGAAGCCTTTGGAAAGGTGGATGCACTATGATACATAGAAAGGTGGTGAAGAATGATGTTCAATTTTGCTGAATCCTTCAAAGCAAAACTTGAAAGACTGGTCAATATCAATGCTGCATCCAAGTTGACAGATGAACAGTTCATTGTGAAGGAAATCAACAGATTCAAGCAATCACAGAGAAGAAAAGAAATGCTTGATGGTGAAAGATACTTTGATGGATGTCATGACATTCTGTCCAGGGAAAGGACAGTCATTGGAAAAGATGGTAAACTGGAAACAGTCAAGAATCTTCCAAACAACAGAATTGTTGATAATCAGTATAAAAAGATGGTCATTCAGAAATCCAACTATCTGTTGGGTCAACCTTTCACCATCCAGTGTGACAATGATGCTTATGTGAAGATTCTGAAACAGTTTCTGAATAAAAAGTTCATGCGAACTTTGAAAGCAGTTGGTGAAGATTCCCTGAATTGTGGAATTGCTTGGTTATTCCCTATGTATGATGACCAGGGCAAGTTCATTTTCAAGCGGTTCAGACCTTGGGAAATCATCCCAGGATGGAAGGATGCAGAACACACTGAACTGGAATATTTCATCAGAATCTATGAAGTGACTGGATATGTTGGAAATACAGAAAAGGTCATTGAAAAAGTTGAAGTCTATGATGAATCAGGTGTTTCATATTTTGAATTGACTGATGGTGGGCAGCTTATTCCTGATGGGGAACAGCATGTTCCATATTTCAGCATTGAAGACCAGGGATTCAACTGGACAAAGATTCCATTGATTCCTTTCAAGTACAACAACAAGGAAATCCCATTGATTAAGATGGTGAAGTCCTTGCAGGATGGTCTGAATCTGATTGAATCCAACTTTCAGAATCAGATGGAAGAAGACACAAGGAACACAATCTTGGTTCTTGTGAACTATGATGGTGAAAATCTTGGTGAATTCAGAAAGAATCTTGCAACCTATGGTGCAGTGAAGGTCAGAACAGTTGATGGTGCAGGTGGTGATGTCAGAACACTTCAAGTTGAAGTTAATTCTGATAATTACAAAGCAATTATTGAACTGTTCAAAAAGGCAATCATTGAAAATGCTATGGGTTATGATGCCAAGGATGACAGGATGTCAGGAAATCCAAATCAGATGAACATTCAATCAATGTATTCTGACATTGACCTGGATGCAAATGGAATGGAAACTGAATATCAGGCATCTTTTGAAGAACTGTTGTGGTTCATCAATTGTCATCTGTTCAATGTCGGTATGGGTGACTATGAACAGGAAGATGTGGAAATCATATTCAACAGGGATATGATGCTGAATGAAGGTGAAGTCATTGACAACATCAGCAAGTCTGTTGGAATCATCAGTGATGAAACCCTTGTTGCACAGCATCCATGGGTTGATGATGTTCAGGCAGAACTTGACAGACTGGAAGAACAGAAAAAGAAGAACATGGAAGAATATGGACTTGGATTCAATCCTGGTCAGAATGTTCCACCTGATGACCCAGGCGGTGATGGGGAAGGTGCAGGTGATGAATAATGACAAAGAAATCATCTGCATACTGGCAGAAACGATTTTCAGCACTTGAAAACGCACAAAACCAGTATGGACAGAACACCTTCCATCAGATTGAACCTGCTTTTGATAAAGCAGAAAGGCAGATTCAGGCACAGATTGAAGCCTGGTATGCAAGATATGCTTCCAACAATGGAATCACACTGGCAGAAGCAAGAAAACAGTTGTCTGCTGTTGAACTGAAAGAATTGCAATGGGATGTCCAGGAATACATCAAGTATGGACAGGAAAATGCAATGAATCAGCAGTGGATGAAGGAACTTGAAAATGCATCAGCAAGATTCCACATCAGCAGACTGGAAGCCTTAAAACTTCGGACACAGCAATCATTGGAAGTTGCTTTTGGCAATGAACTTGATTCCCTGGATGGTATGGTCAAAAGACTTTATCAGTCAGGATATTATCACACATGTTTTGAAGTGCAGAAGGGTTTCAATATTGGTTGGGAAATCGGTCAGATTGATGAAAGGAAGCTGCAAAAGGTCATCAGTAAACCTTGGGCAGCAGATGGAAAGACCTTTTCAGACAGGGTGTGGCAATCAAAGACTACAATGGTCAATGAACTGCATCAGCAGATGACAAGGACAATCATTCAGGGAAAAGCACCTGATGAAGCAATCAAGTCCATGACCAAATATCTGCAAAACAAGACCAAGAATGCAAAATACAATGCAGGAAGACTTGTGATGACTGAACAGGCATTCATCAGTTCTGCTGCACAAAAGGATGCATTCAATGACCTGGATGTTGAAGAATTTGAGATTGTCGCAACACTGGACAGTCACACTTCTGATATATGCAGGGAAATGGATGGAAAGCACTTCCCTATGAAGGATTTTCAACCAGGTGTCACTGCACCACCTTTTCATGTATGGTGTAGGTCAACAACTGTTCCATACTTTGATGATGAATGGGGCAGAAGCGGTGAAAGGGCAGCAAGGGGTGAAGATGGTAAAACATATTATGTTCCTGCTGATATGACCTATCCTGAATGGGAAAAGGCAATGGTTGATGGTCAGACAGATGATTTGAAACCTGCTGTTCCTGATGATACAATGAAAGTGGAAGAAGTTCACTGGTCTGATATGACAGAAGGTGACATCTTCCAAAACAAAAAAGAAGCATTCAAGCATTTTGAAGATGCAGGAATTCACATTTCAGATTCCAAAAAATATCCTATGGATGCAGAACTTTCAAAAGGCATGGCAACATGGCACAGCAAGTTCACAAAGAATTTTGCTGATTTTGATGCAGTAATCAAGTCAAAGTTGCCTTATATCAAGAATGTTGCACCATCTTCCCTTCCTGGAAACAGACTTGGTGATTTCACATATTATACTGGAAGTGGAAAAGTTGTTGGAATTCGTTTGAATTCAGGTTTGCATTCAACACTTGATTATGCATCAAAGGTTGCTGAAAAGTCATTTGAATCACATTGGCACAGTGGAAAGAATCCGCTGCATACAATCATTCATGAATATGGACATTATGTGTCACATTCAATGTCTATGCTGACCAAAAGTTCATTTGAACATGACATCATTCAGGAAGCATTGCAGGAATATAAAAAACTGCATCCTGAATATGAGTATGAAACCTATATTGGACTGAAAGATGCATTATCAAGATATGGTTCAACAAAAGAAGCTGAATGTTTTGCAGAAGCATTTGCAGAATATTTTGGTGAAGATGAACCAAGGGAATTTGCAACCATATTTGGACATTTGCTTGAACAGAAAATGAAAGGGGTGAAGAAACCATGATGCAGGATGAAACAGATTTATTTGAAAGTGAATATGTTTACATTGGAAAAGATGAAAAATATCACATCAAGGATGAAGCACCTGATGAATTGAAGCAAAGATTCAATGATTTCTTCAATTCACTGGAAACAGAAGAAGATGGACTTGTCAGTCAGGCATAGTTCAAAGAAAAGCACCTGAAAGGGTGCTTTTTTAATGCGTTAAAATATCAGACCTATTGAAAAATCTATGAAGAAGAAAATGTGCAGAGGTGACACAGAAGTAACTTCCTTTCAATAGGTCTGATTTTTATTGACCTGGTGGAAGTCGAAAAAAGACACATTCAACAACAAATCTGATGCTGAAAGAACAGCGAAAACAAACTGAAAGGATGGTTTTGAACATGAAAAGAAAGTTTTTGGAAGACATGGGTTTAGAGAAGGAACAGGTTGACAAGATTCTTGATGAAAACAGTCAGGATATTGGAAAGGCAAAGGGTGATTCTGAAAAGATTCAGAAAGACCTGGATGCAGCAAATGCAGAAGTTGAATCCTTAAAGGGTCAGATTTCTGATAGAGATAAACAGCTTGAAACTTTGAAGAATTCCACAGGTGATGTTGAAGGAATGAAACAGGAAATTGCAAAATTACAGGCTGACAACAAAGCAAAAGATGATGCACATGCTGCTGAAATTAAGCAGCTTAAAATTGATGCTGCAATAGATTCTGCACTGACTGGTGCAAAGGCAAAGAATAACACTGCTGTCAAGGCACTTCTGAAAGACCTGGACAAGGCTGAACTTGCAGAAGATGGCACAATCAAGGGTCTTGCAGAACAGATTGAAGCATTGCAGAAGTCTGATGCTTATTTATTCGACATCACAACCAAAAAGCAGACCCAGGTGAAGGGTGCAAAACCTGGTGAATCAGGAAATGAAGATGGTGACCATGGGGTTGACACATCTAAAATGACCTATTCAGAACTTGCTGCTTATATGGCAGAACACCCTGATGCAAAAATTGATTAAATTTTAAGAAAGGAAAAGGTGAAACAAAATGGCAAAATTTGATTCCAAAAGTTTCAATCCCCAGGCATTCGGTGCTTATGTGAACCGAATTCCTAATGTAACTAAAAACGAACTTGCAAAGAGTGGTGCAGTCGGTTCTAATGAGCAGGCAAAGGCAGCACTTGCAAATCAGACTGGTTCTTTATATGCAAGAATCCCTTACTTTGGCAGAATTGATGGTTCTACCAGTCAGAACAATGATGGTGCAACCAACATCACAAGCACTGGCACAACCACATATGAGCAGGGATTCATTGTGGCAAGCAGAATGGATTCTTGGACTGAAAGAAGTTTCAGCAAGAACATCACAGCAGGTGTTGACTTCATGGATAATGTTGCAGCACAGATTGCTGATTACAAGATGGATGTCAGACAGGCAATGCTGCTTGCAATCTTAAAGGGTGTATTCAGCATGAAGCAGGACACTTCTGTTGCAGGTAAAGCAGCAAAGGAATTTCTTGCAAAGCATGTTTATGACATCACTGTAAAGGGTGCAGAAGCAGGTCTTGTTGGTTCTGCTACTCTTAACAAGGCAATTCAGCAGGCTTGTGGTGATAACAAGAACATCTTCAAACTTGTCATCATGCATAGTGAGGTTGCAACAAACCTTGAAAACATCAAGCTGTTAAAGTACATGACACAGACTGATGGTGATGGTATTGAAAGAGAACTTGCACTTGCAACATGGAATGGAAGACTTGTTCTGATTGATGACAACATGCCTTCTGAAAGTGGTTACTATGCAGCATCTGCAAATGATGAAGGTGCTATGCAGATTAAGGCAAGCGGTGCAACTGGTTCTGCTGAAATCAACCTTGCAGATGTCAAGAAGGGTGCATTCTATCCTGATGGTGCTGCTGCTGACCAGTATGTTGTTGCAGGTGACAAATACACCACATACACCCTTGGTGATGGTGCAATCATCCTTGATGACATTGGTGATGCAGTACCTTATGAAATGAGTAGAGACCCTAAGACAAATGGTGGTCAGGACACACTTTATGTGCGTGATAGATACATTTGCGGTGTTGATGGCATTTCCTTTGAAAAGCCTGCAAGCATCACTGCATCTGCTTCCAACACTGACCTTGCAAATGGTGACAACTGGAACATTATCAATGATGGTACAAAGGCAATTCCACACAAGGCAATTGCAATTGCAAAGATTGTTTCCAGGGGTTAATTGATGAAAGGGTGATGATATGGCACTGACAGATGAAACAAAGCAGTCTATCATCACAGCATTGAACACTTCCAGTCTTGATGAATCCTTCATTGAAGCGGTTTTGAAAAGACTGGATTCCTTTGGTTATGAAATCAAAGAATCTGATGCTTGGATGATTGGTTTTGCAATGCAGAAGGTGGAAAACACCATCAAGAATGAGTGCAATATATCTGAAATCCCTGACGGACTTTTTCACACAGCGGTGGACATGTCTTGCGGTGAATTCCTGTTTGCTAAAAAGCAGACTGGACAGTTGGAAATTGGTGACCTTGATTTAACTGGTGCTATTTCAAGCATCAAGGAAGGTGACACCCAGGTGAACTTTAATGGTGATGAAAGTGATTCTGACAAGGTTGACACCTTGCTGAATTATCTTCTGAACAGTAGAAAGGGGGAATTGGTGTGTTATCGAAAAATCAGGTGGTAAAGGCAAGGAAAGCAATTGAATCCATGTATGATGGTACTTGCACAATTACTGAATATCAGGAATACACCAAGGAAAACAAATCCACAGGACATCATGAAGTGGTGGTTTTGGAAGAGCAACCTTGCAGGTTGTCTTTTTCCAGTTTCCCAAATACAAATCAGACAGACACTGCTGCACAATTGGTTCAGACAATCAAGATTTTCCTTGCACCTGAAATCAGGGTGCAGGCAGGTTCAAAGCTGACTGTCACACAGAATGGTGTGACAACTGAATACAAGTCCAGTGGTGAACCTGCATTGTATCAGACACATCAGGAAATTATGCTTGAACTGTTTAAGGGGTGGGCATAAATGGCAAGAAGCGGAACATTCAACTTCCAGGACTTTGAAAAAATCAAGGACAACCTGGAAAAACTGAACCAGGAACAGGTGGACTTGTTCATTGATGCTTGTGCAAAAGAACTTGCAGCAAGACTTCTTGCAAAAGTCATCAAAAGGACACCTGTTGGTGATTATCCAAACAGTTCAGGGAAAAAAGGTGGCACACTTCGCAGGGGTTGGACTGGTGGAAAGAATTCAAGTGCTGTTGCTTATGCTGATTCATTGACCATTCATCATTTTGGTGATGCTTATGTGATTGAAATTATCAATCCAGTGGAATATGCATCTTATGTTGAATTTGGACATAGGACTGCAAACCACAAAGGTTGGGTCAATGGTCGGTTTATGTTGACAATATCTGAACAGGAAATTCAACAGGCTGCACCTGCAATCATAGAAAAGAAGCTGATGAAGCAGATGGGGGAATTGTTCACATGATAAATAAAATTATTGATGGAATCAGCATTTCCCTGAATGCTGAATTCGGTGATGATTACAAGATTTATACAGAATCCATTGAACAAGGCTTGAAAGAGCCTTGTTTTTCTATTGTTTGTGTGAATCCAACAAATGAATTGTTCAGGGGCAAGAAATATTTCAGGAAGAATCTTTTCTGCATCCAGTATTTCCCTAAAGGGGAAGACAAGCGGTCAGAATGCATGGATGTCCTGGAAAGAATGTTTGATTGCTTGGAAGTCATCAAAGTTGGTGAAGACCTGCAAAGGGGAACATCAATGCATGGTGAAGTGGTTGACCAGGTTCTGAACTTCTTTGTCAACTATGACATGTTTGTCTATAAGGTTGAAAGCACTGATGCAATGGAAACTATGGATTTGACATCAAATGTGGAAAGGTGAAGACATGGCAAAAAGAAATGAAGCATCTGTTCTGAAATTCAGCAAGGAACAGATTGCTGCTTCCAAGAAATACAGTCCTTACAAGGACTTTTTCAATGGTAACTTGAAAACTGGTCAGATGTATTCAGAAGCTGAACTGAATGCACTGATTACAAAGAATTTTAAGAAAGGAACAGGTGAATAAAAATGGCACTTGGTGGTGGTACTTTTTTAACACAGAACAAGGTTCTTCCTGGTGCATATATCAATTTCATTTCTGTTGCAACTGCATCCACTAACATGAGTGATAGAGGATATGCAGCAATGGGTCTTGAACTTGATTGGGGTCAGGAAGGAAAGATTTTTGAAGTCACAAATGGTGATTTTCAGAAGAACAGCATGAAGATTTTTGGTCATTCCTATGGTGATGACTGCATGAAGGGTCTTCGTGACCTGTTCAAGAACATTCAGACTTTATATGCATATCGTCTGAATGGCGGTGGCACAAAGGCAGCAAATACTTTTGCAACTGCACTTTATGGTGGAACAAGGGGAAATGACATCAAGATTGCTGTCCAGGCAAATGTTGATGACAATCAGTTATTTGATGTTCAGACATGGCTTGATGGTGTTCTGATGGACACACAGACAGTCAAGAAAGCATCTGAACTTGTTGCAAATGATTATGTCACATTCAAGGCATCTGCTTCCCTTGCAGTAACAGCTGCAACAGCACTTGCAGGTGGTACAGATGAAACTGCAAACACAGCAGCACATCAGGCATTCCTGGACAAAGTTGAATCTTATCCTTCCATCAATGCAATTGGTTATGTTGGAACAGACACTGCAACAAAAGGACTTTATGCTGCATTTGCTAAAAGAATGCGTGATGAAGTTGGTGTCAAGTTCCAGGCGGTTGTGTATGGTCAGGCTGCTGATTATGAAGGTGTTATCAATGTCAAGAACAAGGTTCTTGATGATGCAAATGAAGCATCCCTTGTTTATTGGGTGACTGGTGTTGCAGCAGGAACTGCTGTCAATGCATCTGCAACAAACAAGATTTATGATGGTGAATTTGACATCAATGTTGATTATACACAGTCACAGCTTGAAGCAGCAATCAAAGCAGGTGAATTCACACTTCATCAGGTTGGTTCTGATGTGCGTGTTCTTACTGACATCAATTCCCTTGTCACTACAACTGCAAACAAGGGTGATGTGTTCAAGGACAATCAGACCATCAGAGTTTGTGACCAAATTGCAACAGACATTGCAAATCTTTTTGTGACCAAATACCTTGGTGTTGTTCCAAATGATGCAAGTGGTAGAACTTCCCTTTGGGCAGATATTGTGCAGCATCATGAGAACATGCAGAGCATCAGAGCAATTGAGAACTTCACAGATGAAGATGTGACTGTTGACCAAGGTGAAACAAAGAAGTCTGTTGTGGTTACTGACAACATCACTGTTGTGAACACTATGGAAAAACTGTATATGACAGTTTATGTGGCATAAGGAAGGGGTGAATCAGAATGTCAAACATTACCATGAAAGCAAAGGATTCTTTGTCTGCAAAGTTAGCTGAATGTTATGTGACAATCAGTGGCAGAAGATACAACTTCATGCAGGCAATCAACTTTGAAGCAAACTTTGAAAGAACCAAGACTGAAATCCCTATTCTTGGAAAGACTGGAATGGGTAACAAGTCAACTGGTTGGAAGGGAACTGGTTCTGCAACCTTCCATTACAACACCAGTATTTTCAGGGAAATGATGCAGAGATACAAAGACACAGGTGAAGATGTGTACTTTGAAATTCAGGTCACAAATGAAGACCCAACATCTGATGCAGGAAGACAGACAGTTGTCTTCATGGACTGCAACATTGATGGTGGTATTCTTGCCAAGTTTGATGCAGATGGTGAGTATCTTGATGAAGATATGGATTTCACATTTGAGGACTTTAAGATGCCTGAAAAGTTCAATCTGCTTGCAGGAATGTAATTTCAAACAAAATCCAAGGATGCAGTCAGATTTTTCTGACTGCATTTTTCTTGGTATCTAAAACAATATTGAAAGGATGGGTGAAAATACCATGTCAAATTTAAGTTTATTTTTAAAGAAAAACAAAAAGGTGAAGGAAAATGTGAAGTTTCCTGCAACAAAGTCACTTTGTGATGAAAAGGGAAATCCCCTTGAATGGGAAATCAAACCTTTAACAACCAGGGAATCTGATGACATCAGGGAAGCCTGCACCATTGAAATTCCTGTCAAGGGAAAGCCAAACATGTTCAGACAGAAGGTCAATTCTTCCAAGTTTGGTGCAAAGATGCTTGCATCTTCCATTGTATTTCCTGACCTTTACAATGCAGAACTTCAAGATTCTTATGGTGTTTCCACACCTGAAGACTTGGTTCGTGAAATGATTGATGACCCTGGTGAATATAACAAGTTCCTTGCTTATGTTCAGGAATTCAAAGGTTTTGACAGTAACATGGAAGACAAGGTTGAAGAAGCAAAAAACTAATACTGGAAGGTGATGGTGATGCAAATTATGCACATTATGCTTTGCAAAAATTGCACATTTTACCTTCCCAGTTTGTGGGTCTTGACCCATACGAAAAAGCATTTGTTATTGCTTCGATAGATTTAAGAATAGAAAACGAAAAGAAACAAGCAAAGGCAGCAAAGAAAAAAGCCAAATAATCAGGGAAAGGAGTGATTCAAAATGGCAAGTATTTCTGCATCAGTTGAACTTTATGACAGAATGTCTGCACCACTTATGTCCATCATGAATGCAATGAACATGACCATTTCTTCCATGCGTGACATGCAGTCAACAATGGGAACAGACATGGACACTTCTTCCCTGGATGCTGCCACACAAGCAGCAAATCAGGCACAGGCAGCAATGGAAGCATTGAACCAGTCAATGCACACTGGTGGTCAGACACCAAGCACAGGCGGTTCAGAGCCTACACCAACACCTTCAACTGACCCTGTTCAAGTTCCTGTTGAATGGGTGACAAATGATTTGGATATCTTTTCCAACAGTGGAATTGACAGATTTGAACAGGAAGTCACAGCAACAAATCAGATTCTGACAACACTTTCTGACAGACAGAATCAGATTGCACAGAATGCAGCAGGAACTGACATCTTTTCAGACAGTGCAATGCAGGACATCAATTCCATGGGTCAAAGAATCCAGGCGGTTCAGCAAAGGATTCAGCAGATTGAAAACAATCCAGTGAACCTTGGAACAGACACTGCAAATGCAGAACTGGAACAATTAAGGTCACAGTTGAATCAGGCATTGCAGGCACAGGAAGCATTGAATCAGGCGGTTGACAACATGGATGTATCTGCTGCAAATGCTGCATACAATCAGTTGTCAAGTACAGTAGCAAGCACTGAAAGATATATCAGGGATAATGCAGATGCACAGGGAAATTTGAATCAGCAGATTCAGGCAGGTGTGAACACATCAAATGAATTGGTTGATACAGTCAAAAGACTGGCACTTGCATATTTGTCCATGCAAAGTGTTCAGAAGGTTCTTGATGTGTCTGATGAACTGACAATGACAACTGCAAGACTTGACCAAATGAATCAGGCATTCAATGAAATCAATGGAACTGCAATAGAAACAGACACCATTGTGAAACAGATTTATGCATCTGCACAGAATGCAAGGGGTTCTTTTGGTGACATGGCAGCAGTTGTTGCAAAGTTCGGAAACAATGCAGGTGACGCATTCGGTAGTTCGCAGGAAGTCATTGCATTTGCAAACCTGATTCAGAAACAGATGACCATTGCAGGTGCATCCACACAGGAAGCATCAAATGCAATGTTGCAGTTGTCACAGGCTTTGGGTTCAGGTGTGTTGCGTGGTGATGAATTGAATTCCATTTTTGAGCAAGCACCAAACCTGATTCAGTCTATTGCTGATTATCTTGATGTTCCTATTGGAAAAATCAGGGAAATGGCACAGGATGGACAGTTGACAGCGGACACTGTAAAGGCTGCAATCTTTTCCAGTGCTGATGACATCAATGCAAAGTTTGAAGCAATGCCTATGACTTGGGGTCAGGTATGGACTTCATTTCAGAACAGTGCATTGATGGCATTTCAACCAGTCCTGGACAAAGTGAATGAACTTGCAAACAATGACCAGTTCCAGGGATTTGTGGAAAATGCAATTGGACTGTTGGCACAGCTTGCGGTTTATGTGTTGGATTTCTTCAATACACTTGCAAGCATTGGTGCATTCATCAGTGACAATTGGTCAATCATTGCACCTATTGTCTATGGTGTAATTGCAGCACTGATTGCTTATGCAACAATTTCAGGAATCGTTGCAGCGGTCAATGGTGTCATGGCACTTTCAGCAAGTGTTCATGCAGCAGCGGAAGCAATGCAGGCAGGGGCAACCTTTACTGCAACAGCTGCACAGTATGGTCTGAATGCTGCTTTGATGGCATGTCCTTTGACCTGGATAATTCTTCTTATTATTGCAGTCATTGCTGCTATTTTTGCGGTATGTAATGCAATCGCAAAGATGACAGGTGTTGCAAACAGCGGTTTTGGTGTCATTACTGGTGGAATCAATGTTGTGATTCAGTTCTTCAAGAACTTGGGTCTTTCTGTTGCAAACATTGCCCTTGGAATTGGAAATGCAATTGCAGCACTGGCATCCAACATGATGACAGCTTTTCACAATGCAATCTGTTCTGTTCAGTCATGGTTTTACAACCTGTTAAGCACAGCACTTTCAGTCATTGAAGGTATTTGTGCAGCACTGAACAAACTTCCTTTTGTTGAATTTGATTATTCAGGAATCAGCAGTGCAGCAGATGACTATGCATCAAAGGCAGCAGAAGCAGCAGGAAATAAAGAAGATTACAAATCCATTGGTGATGCATTCAATGAAGGAATGTCCACCTTTGACACATTCCAGGATGGATGGGCAGCGGATGCATTCAATGCAGGTGCATCTTGGGGTGATGGTGTTGCTGACAAGGTTTCAGGAATGTTCAGCATGGACAACATTGACCTGACAGGCGGTGTTGATACATCCATGTTGTCAAATGATTTTGCAAATAATGCAGCACAAACAGCAGCAAACACTGCTGACACAGCAGACAGTGCAGGAAGGATTGCAGACAGTGTGGATATTTCCAAAGAAAATCTGAAATATCTTCGTGATATTGCAGAAACAGAAGCAATCAACAGATTCACAACTGCTGAAATTGAAGTAACTATGAACAACAACAATACTGTTTCAAGTGATATGGACATTGATGGAATGGTTGACCATTTATCAGCAGGTGTTCTTGAAGCTATGGAACAGGCAGCGGAAGGGGTGCATTAAACTATGGCATATTATTTCTATCTTGGAAAAACATTGCTTCCAGTTGCACCACAGAAGCTGCAACTGAAAATTAAGGGTGTAAATAAAACTTACACCCTTATCAATGATGGTGAAATCAATGTCCTGAAAACACCTGGTTTGACGGACATTGAATTTGATGCTTTGCTTCCAAATGTGAAATATCCTTTTGCAGTCTACAAAAACGGATTCACAAGGGCAAAATCATTTTTAGAAGTATTAAAAAATTACAAGCAGGACAAGAAAACCTTTCAGTTCATTGTCACAAGAACACTTCCAAATGGAAAGATGCTTTTTGATACAAACATGAAGGTTTCCTTGGAATCTTACACCATCAAAGAAGATGCAAAAAACTATGGAATGGATGTTATGGTCACAATCAAGTTGAAACAGTACAGAGATTATGCAACCAAGACATGCAACATCAAGTTTGCATCTTCTAAACCAAAGATTGTTCCACAGCCTGTCAGGGTAGCAGAAAACCCACCAAAGCCTGCAAATCAGACTTACACAGTTGTCAGGGGTGACTGCTTATGGAACATTGCAAAGAAGTATTATGGGAATGGTTCAAAATATACTGTTATTTACAATGCAAACAGGGATAAAATCAAGAATCCAAATCTGATATATCCTGGACAGGTTTTGACCATTCCTGCTGCATAAGGGGGTGAACACATGACTGCTGAACTGTTGATTCAGAATGGCAACAAGGTGTTCATCCCTGTTGTGCAAGAAGATATTCAGTGGACAACTGAAAGAAAGGGCAATCCAGGGAAACTGACATTCAAGGTTCACCTGGATGATGTCCTTGATATTACA